CTCGGGGCCCCGCCGGCTGAGCCGGTCGGCCTGGATGCGGCCAACGGTGAACATGTTCTCCCTGTCCAGAACTCGTGCGAGCTGTGTCCTGGCTTCCTCCGGCGCATGGGCCAGCTTCGCCAGGAGCTGCTGAGACTTCGGGTCGAGGGCGATCTGGATGTTGATGCTCATCGCAGCTGGATCCTCCGGTATGCCTGCAGCGTTTCCGCCACGTCGGGAGAAAAGTTCATGGTGACCAGGGCGGTGGCCTGCGGCACGGTGTTGATCGGCGTGCCGAGCTTCGGGTACTTCGCCCAGGTGGATCGGCAGTGCTGCAGCCATGCGAGCTTCAGGTCGGCAGGCAGCGCTTCGGCCCCGGCCGGCATGACACCAGAGGCGTCTTCGGATGTATCAAACCAGTATCCGCCCGTGAAGGTCACCCGGACACGGGATAAGGCATCTCCGAGTTCAGAAGAGAACTCCAGAAGCCCGGAAGCCGACGACCAGGTCGCAAGGCTGCTGGTGACATTCTCCCAAGGGGCGCTGGGCGTATCGCGGAACTCAACCAGGGCCACCTCCTCAAGCGGGTAGCGAGGGAGCACAAGGTGAGCACGGTCTGCCGAGAAGTCAGCAACGGCGCCGACTACACGCTCGAACTTCCGGTTGCAGGTCCTCTCAAAGGCCGCAGCCGTGCCACGGCCAATCGCCATGATCTGAGCGTCCCACGAGGTATCGGGGCGCAGCTGCTCGTTGAGCAGCCATGCCTTCAACTCCTTGAGATTTCCGAGTCCGAGATTCATTTGGTGATGATGGGCCGCGGCCGGGGCTGAGCCGGCGGCAGCGGCCGCTTGATGGTAGGAATGGACACGTCGACTTAATTGCCGAAGGCCTTGCCAACGGTGTTTGCCGCCTCCTTGGCAGCGTTTTTGAGGGCAATGGTGCGGCGGGCGTTGTTGGCGCCGCCAAACCAGCAAACGGGGCCAACGAGGGCCGCGGTAATCAGGACTGTGATGAGGATATTCATAGGGTTGGGTGGAGCCCAGAAGAGCTCTAAAAAGCCGCCCGGCGCCGGGGCCGAGCAGCTCGAAGAGCCATCCTGTGGTCAGGATGCGGCGGTGATCAGCGCGGCCGTCGCAGCAACGTCGGCATAGTCGAAATCGATCTCCTCCAGGAAGCGGGTCGCCAGCTGGTCGTTGGCGAAGAACACATGCTCGCTGGTGTCGATGCGCGGGGAGCCATGCTGGCCAAACCACCAGTAGTCCAGGGCGCCGAAGACAGCCAGGGGCTGGTCTGCGGCCGCCGCCGTGCCGTAGGGTGTCAGCACATCAGTCCAGACGATCGGATAACCGTCCAGGATGGCCGTGCCGTCGGGCAGACGCTGATACACGAGAGGCTCGGCCGTGGTGCGGAAGCCGGGCAGCGCCGTCTCCCAGGTCGAGTCCAGGTAGTAGGCGGACATGTTCGCAGAGAGGGCCGCCTTGTTGACCTTCGTGCGCAGCAAGCGGAAGTCCGCCAAGGTGGCATCGCTGGGCTTGGTCTTCGTCGTGGCAAGCACCACCGTCTTTGTGTTGTCTCGGGCGACCTTGACGATGCCCTTGACGTTCTCGTAGGTGGCGGTGCCATCGGCGAGGAAGCCCCAGAGGTCTTCCGCACGTGCAAACTCGATCGCACCGTAGCGAGCCAGGTACTGGCCCATCGGGACGATGCTCTGCTCATCGATCTCACGAGGCAGGCGGACGAGACCGCCGAGCTTGTGCGACTCCAGGCTGGCGAAGTCGATGGTGGGCGACTTCTCACCGACCGCAGCCGACATTGCGATCGAGCCGAAGGCGGGACGCACACCGAAGCGAGGCGGACGGGCGACTCCCAGGCCGATCGGGTACGGGCTCATCTTGCGGCGCACCACGCCGAACTCGCTGATCAGTTCCTTAAGCTCAGTGCCGAACTGGACCGGGAGCGGGATGTCAGTCGTGGTGATGGCCGCCTTGGGCGTGATGCCAAGGACCTGGCGAGCAACCGTGGCGAGACCTTCGCGCTGCACCGGCATCGTGGCGAGTGCTTCGAGTTTGCCGGACTTCTCGCAATGAAGGATGAACTGGGCCGCCAGGTGCTTGGCGCAGGCGTCCGAGACCTTACCGGGCTGTCGAATGCGCGGGGCGGAGATGATCTCGATTGAGGACCTCTCGATGCCCAGGAGCTTCTGCTGCACCTCGGATACGACTGTGGTCAGCGCATCAGTGGCCTTGGTTTGGGCGGTTACCGACTTCTCGATCTCGTCGAGCTTGCCGAAGCGCTTGTTGAGATTGCCGAGGGACTCGCGCAGTTCCTTGTCAAGGTCACCCTCGACGACACAGAAGGCGAGCTGGACCGAGGGCATGCTGGCGCGCTTGAGCAGGTTCCAGGCGGTCACAAAGGTGACGGCCGCCAGAACGTTGAGGAGGAAGGACAGGTGCTTTTTCATAGGATTACAGGTGGGTTTGGATAGCCGCCATGAACGCCAACTTCGCCCGCCGGTTGGCTTCCACGGCGCCGGCGGGGGCATGTGCCGAGGGAACGGTCTTCGCGTTCGCAATCATTGCGGAAAATTGGTCGAGGTCCTGCTCTGTGAGGCAGCCGGCCTTATAGGCCTTCGCCAGGGCGTTCGGGTTGGCCCCGATCACGCACTGGGAGAGCTCGATCTGCTCCTGCTCCAGATACACGACGCGCAGCTTCGCGGCGGTCGGGGCGTCTAGCTTGAGCTCGGAGATCGCCTGAACAAAGTCTCCCGGCGTTGCGTCCCACTTGCTGGCCATGCGCACGGGGACAAAGCCGACCGAGACGGCCTTCAGAAATTTGTCCCGCACCATGCGGAACGCCCAATCAGCCAGTGTACCCGGTTCGCGCGAGTAGCGGACGGTCTCGATGAGTTGGCCGCCTTCGAGCCTCCAGGACATGACCTGGCCGAGCAGCTTCGTGATGGAGCTGTAGTCGTGGCTGTCGACGAAGGGCGCGTTCTTTGCGAAATGCGTGAATCGCCAGCCGTTGACACGGACGATCTCCTGGTAGCAGTCGAGCGTCTCATCACTGGCGACGAATTCGACCGTGCCGTCTGTCTCGCTGAGGACCTTCGAATCGACGGAGATTTCACGGCGGATGGGTTCGGTGAGCTTGGCGCGCTTGAGTAGTTCGGTGAGGTGCATGGTCAGGAGTCAGCCTTGGCGATCGAAACGCAGTGGCAGTTGATGACGTTGCCGGCGGAGCCGGAGGGGTCGCCGGGATGCATGAGCTGCTCTCCATCGACGATGAAAGGTTCATCCACGGGCACGGTCTGCCCATTGGCTTCGGCGTGGGAGTCACGCACGTTGATGTTGCCGCTGGTGAGCCACTCTTTGTAAGGCACACCTGCGTCCTGCATGGCCTGATCCCTGGCGACACCGTAACACACGGAGACTTCAGTCGCGGCGATCGTGCGGGCCCGGCCGTCGGCGATGCCGTTGAAGGCCGTACGCACGCGAGCTGCGACCTGGTCCATGGTCTCTCCGGAGTTCAGGCCATCCTCGATCGCGTTCTTCACAGACGCATGAATGGCGTCGCTTGCGTCGCCGAGCCTGTTCTCGCGGGAGCGCAGGAAGTCGATCGCCTTGGCCGGCGGATAGATGAAGGGATCATCCTTGCCCAGTTCGCTGAAGAGCTGCTGCCCCGCCTTGTCCAGGGCAGCCTTCTCCCGCTTGCGCATGACGGCCAGAAGGCCCGCCTTGAATTGCTCCTTGTCGAAGATGAGATCAGCCGCGGCCGCCTTGGTCACGGACTTGCCCTGCACCTTGCCGATGTTGGCCAGGGTCTGCTTGCGAGCTTCCATGAGCTCGCGACGTATTCCGCTCTCAAAGGCCTTGAGAGTCTCGATGCGCTGGGACATGTGGCTCTTCCAAAGCCGCACCTCCGCCTCGCTGCGCCCCTTCATGGCAATGCCAGGTTCCCCGTGGCAGTTGCAGGCGAACACGCTGAATTCCTGGGATTGCTGAGCCGGCGCGCTGCGCTGGCAGGAGCGCTTGCGCGCCATCATCAGGAGCCGGATCTTCGCAACTTCAGGATCATCCTCCGTCTCCGCCAAGGCGGGATCTTCCTGCGCGTCGGTCGCGGGCTCACCGCCACCCTCGCCAACCGCAGCCACTGAGAACGGAAGGTAACCGACATCCCAACCTGGGAACTCCTGCATGCCGATACCGAGAAGCTCATTCGCGTTGCGCATTGGCATGCCCACGCCCCACAGCCTGATTGCCGTCTCGATACGGCTGCTACGGACCTCCCTGACCACAGGGTGATCATCCCAGTCAAGCTCGGCCATGAGCTCGATGCCGGTCATCCTCGAAGCCAATTGGGCAAGCACTCCGCAGATCTCCTTGCCCTGCGGCTGGCAGGTGCGCGAGATCAGCTGATAGTAGTCGCTTTCCTTGCCGATCGAATAGGAGGCCTTCACCTCGGCCATGCTGGGAGGCACACCAAAAGCCACATAGACCTCTTGGTGAGACATGGACTTGCCAAGGTTCAGGTCGGTCGAAGCCGCACGCTCAGGCGGACGCTCCACTGTGATGTCGCCCGTGAGGAACAGATCCATGGCGACGCCGCGGCGCAGGGCGTTACGCTTCGCTCTGAGGTCTGCAGCGATCGACTCACGCTGTGCCTGGTCGACCACACCGCCCTTGCCGACAACGATGAAGCCCTGGTCGCCATTGTTGCGCATCAGGTCGCGGATATAGACACCCGTGCTGAAGGCCGCGTCCGCTGCGACAGAGGCGGCCTGCAGTGCGCCGACGCCGCGCCAGTCGTCATACGGGTTGAAGGCCTTCCAATGGAAGACCTGCTCAGGAACAAACACTTTGCGGCGGCCACCTGGGGCCATGTATTCATAGCCCTGAATCTCGCCGCCCGCCACGATCAGCCGTACACGATCCGGATTGGGAACGAGGAACGGCGGCAGACTTGCTCCTGCACGCGCCGCGTTTGCCAGCAGCCAGGAGTCGTCGAGGCAGATGAAGAACTCTCCTTCGAGCGAAATCCAGGAAGACAGGTCTCTGAGCACACTGGACAGCGGCAGCCGAGGACGCACCCCGCCACGGATCGCCGGACCAAGGGCCGGCTTCGCCCACCAGGCCTGCAGCTTCGGATCAAGGTACTCCTCATCGCCTGCATAGAAGCGCAGGGGACGCCCCGAGATCTCTCAGGAGATGTGGTTGACCGCACTGCGAATCCAGGCCGAC